TGAATCGTGTCACCGTCATCAGCACCATGCCGCCCAGTATGGAAATCCCCCCGACCCAAACGAGTGGGTCGAGGGGCGTTTGTAAAGGGGGAGGCGTCAAAACCTCCGGGGCTTTCGCCAGATCACTTAGCGGACTGGTCTTGCAGGCTGCGAGACTCAAGAGCAGCAATGCGGATTTCATGCTCCACACTGTGCTTGGCAAGTTTTTCGACCGTACTGTCAAGGCGCTCAATGCTCCTAGTCAATGTTGCCATACTTGCCGAAAGTCTCGCAAAGGCCCAGACCACCCCGCCAACCACGACAACTATGTTGCCCACAGCCAACGGGATTTGCCAGTCCATTTAGCGATCCATAGATGCGACTGCGTAGTCGATTTCCAAAGTGGGAACGCCGTCCGTGCCATCAGAGGTGATAGCCCAGACAATTCCGAGTTCTTCATCCGAAGGGATGTTGGACTCGACAGTGCCCATTTTTTCTCCGTCAACCCAGACAGTGACAATACCGGCCTTGACGCTAAAGCCAAGCCGAATGAAGTCAGTGCCAACAGTAGCAACACCAGACACAGTGGAGTTCGAGCCGTCTTTACGGCTGTAGAAATCCATGCTGGCGTTGGTTGCTGTGGTGCCGTCAAGGTAGAAGCCAATCATGTCGTTGTTGTTGAGAGCAGACGAGCCATCCAAAATAGCACCGTCATCTGCACCAGCAGACAAACCAATGAAGGCAAAACCGGGGTTGGCAAACTTGACGCGAGTCTCGTAGTAGAGATCCTTGTCGCATTTGAACATTTCGGCAGAGCCGACTTGCGCACCGTCGTGAGCAGAATCACCACCGGTAGCAACGTCAATTTTGACTACGCCACCTTTGGCATCTTGCAAAGTCTCAGTAGCAGCAAACTCGGTTCCACCGTCATTGAGTTCAGTCAGGGTAAACCCATCAGAAGTCAGATCGACAAAGCAATCGTTGAAATAGGTAATCTTGCGGTGTGGTCGGTCAAACCCACTCAAGAGTGGGGCAGAACCAAGTGAGCCGCCGTCGTATGAAACACTCATAATCAGGACACCTTACTCAAGAGGAAGTTGCGGCGACGGTCAGTACACTTGAAGTTCAAGGTCGAGTCCACAAACACTTGTAAAGTGGTGTGTTGACCCGGGACTTGGGTCGGACCTTCTTCTCGCATGTACTCACCAGACAAGAACACGGGCTTGATCGTACCCCAGTTGACGCCGTAGATTGGGTCGGTGCCGTTGGTGGTATCGTCTTCAAGGTGGGGAACCCACATCACAGGGACTTGACGGAACACAAGTTGTCCGTCTTTCGATGCGATGTCGTTTCCAAGGTTGTCGTTTTGAGCCTCAAGAGCCTCTTCCAGACGACCGATAACATTGTAGTTGGTGTAGTAAGCGTAGTTGTTACCAGTGTTGTAGTCAGCGACAGCAACTTGTGGCACTGGCTTAAAGTTGGTAAACACGCTTGCCTTACGCCACTTGCGAACGAGGTCAGTCTTGTTGACTTCGGCGTAGTCCGCAAAGTAGTTACGCCATTGCGCGTTGGCGGACAAGTCAGGGTCGAGACCGGAGTGGTCTGAGAACTGAGTTCCGTCTTGCGCATATGGACGCTTGCCAAGGAAACCTTCTTCGCCGTTGGCACCGCGTGCGATTTGGTAAGCCAAACCGTATGGGTGAGTGGTGTCAGAGGTGGTGGCAGGTGCTTGCCAGAAGTTCTTCTCCATCAACTCTGCGAGAGAGATCATGGCGTCCGCACGGCGAATCTTGACGAGTTCGACGATGCGGGCGGGCGTAGCGTTGAATTGAACTTCACGACGCTCGAAAGCGTAGTTAGTGGTGCAGTGACGCCATGGAATCGAAGCGGTCGTCATAACGTCAGAAATGTTGACGTTATCGCTTTCGAAGAGGCCGACGTTCTTGGCAGCACCGGATTGGTTCAGCATGATATTCCACTGAATCGCAGTGCCGGACTGATACTGGACCTTGTATTGGTCGATCAGTTTCCCAAGAGCGTGGTACTCTTGAAGCGTAGACGCAAGTTCAACGAACTTGAGTCGCCCCAAATCCTTGAGGGTCACGGTAATCAAATCTTGAATCTGATCGGCTTGTAGTGCCATTGTGAAAATCCTTTAGGAAATACCAGAGTCGCTTACTCTTGTGCGCCCAGTCCGATGCCAGCCTCTTCCATATACTGCCGCACCGAAGCAATAGCAGCCGCCTCCGGCGATGCTTGCTTTCCGTGCCGTGATGATGGTCGACCGACAAACGCGCCCCGGCGCTTGGCAATTCGCGATTCCCGTGCTGCGGTGTCAAGGTTGCGAATTTCGTCCCCGAACAATGAATTGACGGCACGGTTGAAGAGAACCTTCTCGTCGGGAACCTCCCGATTTGAAGCCTCGTAGCCTTTTGCCATAATGTTCATTTCTTCGAGAACCTTCGTCCTATTGCCTAGTGCGGAGGAATCTCCAGTCAGACTCGATGTTGTGCCGGTGCCAAAGAGCGACTCATACTCTGGCCCTAACTCAGCAACGAAACCGTCAAACTCCTGTTGAACGGCTTTTTCTGCTTGGTTCGATACATACTCGTTGTACTGACCGAGTTGCCCCTCAAGGGCTTCGATCCGTGACTGGTATGCTTTAGTCATTTGCTCCAGCACTGGACGCAAATCGTCCGGCACGGAGTCCATATCAAATTCTTCAGTCTGCTTTGGCTCCTCGTTTGCAGACTTTTGCTGCGCTTCAAGGATCATGACAGTGCGCTCAAGCGCCTCGACGGTTGACATCTTGGCGATGTCATCATCATCCATGCCTACAGCGGCTGCTCTGGCTGCCAACTCCTCCATCTTGGACTCAAGATCAGGGTCATCAGACTCTTCATCACAGTCACCATCAGGGCAGTCGGACTCTTCTTCGCCCTCTGATTCTTCTTCGGCAGCGTGTGCTGCTTTGCGCTCGGCAATGTAAGCAGCAAGTTGGTCTTCTTCGTACGTATCCTCAGGCTCCACGATCTCCATGACATCGGGAGTTTTTTCGGTTACTTCGATTTCTTCTTCTGGAATATCAGACATTTTGCCTCTCTAAGTATCGGATTTACCAATTCCGGCAAGACCAATATCTTGCTTTTGTCTTGGGTCCGGGGTTGTCACAGTTGTGACGGGCACGAAAATTCTTGCGGCGACCCGGTATGTTCTTCTTGATCTTCATATTGGGGTCGCCGAAGCGGACAGTTTTGACTTTGTCGCCATCTTTTACGTAGACAACAAACTTTTTTGGACCCCCCGGGGTGCGAATAGGCTTGTTCAGCGGCTTGTTCTTCTTTTTCTCAGCCATCCCCATACCCTCCATTTCGGTCATTCAGGCCAAACGCCTTGAGATATTTGGCTCTATGACCCCTGCTGGTAAACGTGGGGCGCCCCCACTTGTCGTAGTTGGTGGGCACGCCTTTCTTTTCTGCCATTGCCTTGTACTCAGGAATGTTGGAGGGGTGGCAGGCGGCTGACTCCGACACCAGACCCGCCCGCCACACATCGTTTGCCATGTTGAAGCCAGACATTTCCACATCAACCCGCCGCTTTAGCGTCACCCCCTCATGCACTGGCTTCTTGTCAAACTCCTCCATCTCACTGATCGTCATAATCAGTTCGATAATCGTACCATCAGGTTTCTCGTAGCAATATGTTGGCATCAGCCTACCGGCCTTTCAATGGACGCTGCCTCTGATGGCTGCACGCCCGGTCCACGGTCGGACGCCATCATACGTGCCATGGCGTCATCTTGTCCCCGAGTTGTTGCGCCCGGGCGGTTGGTTCTTACGATCTCTGTCTGCTTGTTCATTGGCTGCTCCATGCCTGCTTGCTGCTGCTGCTGGGGGTCAATGCCAACGAAAATGTCTTTGAGTTCTGGCAACTGGGACAACTCACTGGCAAGGCGGATAATCTCTCTGCCATCAATAGAGATGCCCTGCTGCTGCATTGCTGGCAGCAGTGGCGCGATAAATGTGTTGACTAACTCGCGCAGAGCCTGCATTTTTTCGCCCGGGGTCTGCGAAGACATGCTGTGCGGCTCGACCTGAAAGTTGAAATCGTAGAAGTCAGCGTCTTTACGGCTGCTGTCATACACAAACGGCACTTTGATATCTGTGTTGGGGACTTGCTTCTCTAACTCAATGATGTTGGTGTCATCATGGAAGATGAAATGGGACACAGCGGAGCAGACGTTGCCAGCAAAACCTCTGGTGCTTTCTTGCATGTCTGCCAAGCGCCGAGAGGCAGACTCAGAAATCAGGCGGTCCTGCCCCACGGTGCTTGACTGCGGCCCCAAGCCGCCAAGGGTGTCAATGTTGCCGCCGTAGTAGTTGAAAAGGTTCTTGACTTGCAGCAAGAACGCCAAGTTTTGCTGGTCAATGCCGCCAAACTTGAAAGTGTTGATGCTTTGCGGGTCATCCATACGCACAACCTCGCCATCGGCGCTGCCTTGTACGTTTTTGGCGTCCTGTTCTGCTGAACCACGGTACCCAACGATGTCTTTTTGCCGCTCTGCTTGCCTGCCCAATTTGCGGAACACGCGGTTGGCAAGATCGTGCATGTCAATCAGCGTTGCCACTGGGGGCAGAGGCATAGTGTTGCCCGGCACGTCTGTAAAACGCAAGAAATGGTATGGCCCAGAAGCAGGGCCATCCCAATCTACCTCTCTAACTCTCCGCTCCGGCATGCCGGTTTCGCCAGCAGCAAATGTAACAATCTTGCCCTTGTCTGGCACCCAGATTTCCCACAGTTCGCTGTACTCGGCATCAAAGTTGCCTTGATAAAAGTCACTTTGACCGATGGCAGAGGCCTTGGTGTCGCCAGATTCGTTGTAATGGGTGCGTGCTAACGACGGGATGCTTGCAGCATCGGTAAAAAGGTCGGATTCTCGTAGCATATGAGTAGGTACTCGATACCTGTGACCCATATAGCCGCATTCTTCCATGGAACGCGCAGACATATCGTGGACCCAATCATCCAAACCGACACACTCAGCGAAGGGCTGCCCGGCCTCGTGGAGGAAACCCCGCATTGGCTCTTGTTTAGGTTCGGTGACACCCACTTTGACGATACCCATGGAGAAAAGGGCGTCGATAACTGCAAGCCGAAGCGTGGTTTCAATGTCCATCTCCCCTAAAACGTGGTTCGTTGCCAGTTGCAACTCGTCTGCCTGCGGGGCAAGACGCCGAACACGGGGGCGAATCATAACATTCGGTCGGTTTGCCACCAGTTGTCGTGAATACGTCGAGATAAACAACTCCAGCATGTTGACTGGGACGCGGTCTCTGCTACCAGTATCGGAATAGTTGCGTCCAACAAACTCACGAATAGACCGAACCCGCTTTTCGCGGTAGGGCTGCAGCCTTTTACGGCTGTGCTGGATTGCTTTGCGCAACTGTTGATAGTCCATGTCGTTTTTGCTCACCAGTTTTCCCGTGCCTTACGTTTCTTTTCCAAGTTTCGCTCTCTGCGCCATGCCATAGAGCCAATCTTGGCGGTTTTGCCTACCTCAATCTTCGGATTTGAGGTGTTCTGGCATAGTTTTGCCGCTAAAGCATCCGCGATGACGCGGTCTCCGTGGTTGTCTCGCGCACCAGAAGGGTCTACTCCGCTTCTTGAACGTGCATGAACCAGTCCTCCAGCCTGTGAAAACACATATTCGCGGCATTCCCGCACTGCTTCCCGGCTCCTGTTTACAAAGGTGCCCTCTCCCAGCATCTTCCGGTATTGCCCAAGCAGTGAAATCTTTTCTTCCTTGGTGCTAAACCAGCCCGGGATCATCCCCTGCCCCGGTCGGATGGACTTTTCGTTGCGTCTGTAGTAGACGTTGCCGTACCCAATCTCCCTGACGGCGTCACCAAAGACTCGACCGGGACCGTTGGCTTCCCAAACCAAAAAAGCACCAGTGTCGCTCAAGCCCCTGAAGTGCTTGCACATGGCAACCACATGTTTTGCGAACACATCTGGTCGCATATCTGCTGTCACAAACTCTGCAACCTTCTCGCCATCTGCCGTCGCTACTACAGCCACACTGTTGCTAGACCCTGTGCCAGTGGCAACGTCTACGCCGATCACGTAGTACGACTTGTCTTTGGGATGGTCCTCGCCCCAGATGCGCAGTTCGCCGGTCGTGCCAAGTTCAGTAAACCCAAACGGCTCGCACGCCTCATCAAAATCAATCACGCCTCTCTTGGTTGACGGTCGGCACTCTGCTTCCAACTTGTCAATCAAATCAGGTGGGAAGTACAAGTAGTCAGAGCCACCGAAGTCGAGGTCCAGTTCCTGTGCAATCTCAACTGGGTGAGTACGTCTTTTCTTTTCGCCTTCGTACCACGGGCTGGTCCAGTTGCCCTCTTCGTCTTTGACCATACCCATGTTCTTACGAGGATCTTGGGTCCAGTGAAACTTCAAAATCTTTGTGCGACCCGAGTGGCAGATGTCGTAGAACGAGTTGCCAGTGCCTTTGGGGGTGCTGACAAACCACCGCGTGTTTGACGCATCTGCGGTTGCAGCAAGCACTGCTTCCGAGTTGTCTACAGAAGCAAACTCATCAAGAGCAATACACGTTTTTCTATCTCCACGGGCAACATCACCCGTTGTAGACTCTCCAGTAATTGCAGACCCATTGTCTTCATTCGTCAGCCTTAGTTTGGTGCGGGTAAAATTGGGCATCATCCAGCCCGGCAGATACTTCAGGAAGAAGTCAATCTTGCTAAACAGCGATGCAGAGTTGCCCGGCGAGTCTACCAAACCTTCCTTACGGCTTACAAGCAGCAAAGACTTCATTGGCTTGAAGTGCCAGTACCACGCAAACACAGTTGTGGTAAGCCACGACGCGCCCATGTCTCGCGACTTTACGACACCAAGGTCATAGCCGTTGTCGATGCTCATGCACATCTCTTGGATAGCCTCGACTTGAAATGGGTAAAGAATAAACGGTCTGATAGACGGTTCGAGCCGTGGATCAAGTGTGTAGCCAAACACGTTGATGTAGAAAAAGATGTCACGGTTGCAAAGCGCCCACAGGTCTGCTTGCACCTCTGGGCTAGCAGCAGCCATTTTCGCAATCTCCCTGCGGAACTTGACGTTCTCTACAGGGTCAGTTGGTACTTTTCTTCCCAAACGGACTGTCATGACTCAACCACTGCATGGCACGGTACATCACATGCTGCGAGTCCATCAACTGCCCGAGAGCAGCATTTGTGGACCGAGACAGCAAGCCCCGCACCCGTCCTGTTTTGTGACAGTGATCTACGCAAATCTTGCCTTCTTCAAGTGGCGTCAGCGTTATTGGGTCTAGGCCCAACTGCTGGTCGTACATCTCCATGTACTCCTGAATCGTCAGGCCATACTTCCTCTGCAACTGCATCGCTGCCCTGCACGACTTGCATTCCCAACGTCGATGGCTCCGATTCTTGTCGAACCGATCCAGTGCCATCGTCATCTGGCAAATCTTGCATGTCCTCGTCGTCTCCAAGCATCTGCTCCAGACGGTCAAGAAGATCTATTGACCTATTGCCATCATCGGAATAGCGTGCTTCTGCATCGAGTTGTGACTTGGTTGGCATAAGTTTGGGCCAGATGCCAGCGTAAAAACTGGAAGCATTGGCGGGCGATGCCTGCACCCACTTCAGCAAACCAACAGCGCCACGGCTGGGTACAGCCGAATCACTGATATCAGCGGGAGCGGAGGCAGCGTGTTCAAATACGAACTGCGCTGCCTCGCGCTCTGAACAGTTGCCTGCGGGAGCAGCAAGCAACAACCGCCGATATGGGTCGCCAGAGGCTGGGTGGGGGCGTTCGACTTCCATCAAAGCCTTCTGCTCTGCCACCTTGGTAGCCATACCTTCGTTGATGTACTTGACTTTAAGGCGTGAATAACGCTCCCAAGTACCAGCGGCTACCAGCCGTTCTTTTGTTTCGACGTTCACTTTTTGAGTTGCTTCACAGCCATGACGCGCTTCTCACGCATCTCGGCTTCCTTGCGCGTCTTGAAAGAACCAAGTTTGCGTGAGCCGTCTTTGGAGTACAGCACAAACATTGGTGGCTTACCTTCGCGTTTAATCATTTCGTTTTCTCGCTTTCCAAGGCCTCAGAAAAGCCGTCAAATAAAAAGGGGCTACGGAGTCAGGAACAACAACCTGATCTTCAAACCGCAACCCGAGGGGTACAGTGTGTGCGCTTGCAGTGTACAGGCGGGGTGTCAAAGGTGGCACGCTTGCTAAAAAGTCTGGCAAACCTGTTAGGCTGGGCACATTATGACTAACGACCAAATCACGTTTTGGGCTTTTCTTTGTATCGGCCTTGCTGCCCTCTGGTGCCTTTGCCTGAACTGGCTGCTCTTCAACCGCTGGTGCTGCACTAAGCGACGTAATCGAATCCGTGAGAGTGAGCGCTTCGTCCAAGAGTTCTTTACCAACAAGCGTGCTAAGAACAGTCAAGACGATCGTTAATCGAGCAGACTTGGCTTCAAGTTGCTTGACTTCCTGCTTGCAGTCGCTGGCGGCCTTTTGCTCTTGTACTGCTCGTTTCTCGCATACGGGGCAAGTCATTTTCTACTTGCTGCCGTCTTGGTTGCCTTCTTCCAACTGATTCTGCCCGGGCCAGTCTTCTTCTTGGCTGCACTGGTGCATTGGGCCATGGTGGGACGGCATGCAGGGTATGGACGCTTGCTGCCACCCTTGGCAGACTTGCGACCACAAGGCTTGCCAGTCTTACAATCGACCCAGCCCTTGCCTTTGTTCTGACCGAACCATTGCTTCAGGCCACCACCAGTATTAGCCATCTTTGCCATATCAAGCCTTGCGGTAGCCGCCGCCACGCTTCTTGTATTCGCGGACTAGCCAGCCATTGGCATAAGCAGATGGGTACACCTTAAACTTGCGCTTGGCTGCTGCTTTGACCTGAGCGTACAGTTTTGGGTTAGTTGGTTTATTTGCCATTGTAGAAATCTTCGGATTTGGGGCCAATGAACTCGGCAGCCTCTTCAGCAACGTATTCAATAGCGCCAGCCGCGCCCTTGCGAATTGCCCCTCTGGCTCTGCTGCTCACACCGCCCACGTTTTTCAGGGCGTCAGAAACTATGCTCAAGTTGCCCAAAGCATCTACTCCAACCGTGAGTCCTGTGGCCTGCAAACCCCTTGCCAGAACACCCAAGTATGGGCGGCGCGTCCCCAAGGCTATTTGTGACAACAAAGCAGCGCCACTTTCGTGAGGCAGTTCGTAGTACGGCAGTCGTTCGCTCAACGCTCTGCCGCCAATTTTGGGGTCGATGGCTCTTCTGCCATATGCTTCAGCCCGTGCCAAAGGCCGACCCATTTTGGTTGTAGCCTCAATGACATCATCGGCTTTCGTAGTTACAGCCTTGCCAGCCGCACCGATCCCTCTCATCGTGCCCCCATAGACTTTAGCCGTGCTTCCGACAACTTTTGACCCCCCAGCGATCACTGACTTAACAACAGGAACGGAGGCTCGTGCGGCTCCGCTACCAGTAGGCCCAAACATGAAAGCAGACAACAGGCCACCGCTAAGGCGCTGGGTCGTTGGGTCAGTGTACTTTAGATAAGCCTCACGGTGTTGTCGCGCCAATCTAGCGGCTTCAATGCGACTCCTCATCGACCGCTCTTCTGCCTCGGTCAGTTTAGGGGCTGCGCCAATAGAGGGGCCACTGCGGTTCTGGCGCTGTGCTGCATCCGCAAGCGCTTGGGCCATGGCGGCCTGAGTCTCATCGTCAATACCGAAGAGACCCAGACCGCCCTTAGGATCGGGCGCTGCCGACATTACTTCTTCTTTTTC